TATGGCATGGGCGCGGTTAAGTTTCAGCTACAGCTGCGGGGTATGGGCAAGGATGTAGACCTCGACACTTGCAAGCACATCATCAAGCAGTATCGCCAGAACAATGTCCGCATCGCCCAATGGTGGAACCACCTCAACCTTGTGCTCGCTGCTATGGCTACGCAGAAAGACCTCGGTGATGTGGACGCCGTCAAGCTGTTGGAGATGTCTCCGTTCACGGGCATCAAGCTGCCCAACAACTTGTACCTGAACTACCCCGGACTTCAGCGCACGAATGATGGGCAGTACTCTTACGAGGCGCGGTACGGGACTAACCGTATCTACGGCGGCAAGGTAGCCGAGAACCTTTGCCAAGCCGTGGCCCGCTGCATCATCGGTGAGCAGATGATTGAGATCGAGAAGCGCTATCGTGTGGTGCTGACTGTGCACGATGCGATTGCTTGCGTGGTCCCCATCGAAGAAGGTAAGGAGGCGCAAGCCTACATCGAGAACTGTATGCGTACTTCCCCCTCGTGGGCCACCGGCCTACCCCTCAACTGTGAGTCCGGAATGGCTCTAACTTATGGAGATTGTTAATGGAAAAGCCTGTAACGTGGTCTTATAGCAACCTGTCGCTGTACCAGCAGTGCCCCAAGAAATACTTCCATCTCCGCATCGCCAAGGATGTGAAGGAAGCACCGAGTGACGCACTCACGTTCGGCAACGAGATTCACAAGATCGCGCAGGAGTACATCGAGTCCGGCAAACCGATTCCAGCGAAATACGCGAAAGATATACAACCCGCACTCGATAGCCTCAACGCAATCCCCGGCCAGAAGCTGTGCGAGAACAAGCTTGGCCTGACTGTGAACTTAGAGCCGTGCGGATTCTTTGACAAGAACGTGTGGTGGCGTGGCATCGCTGACTTGATCATCCTGCAAGACGACAAGGCGTTAACCGTTGACTACAAGACCGGCAAGAGTAGCAAGTACGCTGACCTCAAGCAGCTGGAGATTTTGTCGCTTGCGATCTTTAAACATTTTCCTCACATCAAGAAGGTCAAGGCAGGACTCATGTTCCTGTTTGCTGAAGACTTCGTGAAGACCGAATACCTCGCCGACCAGCAGAGTGATCTGTGGGTCTCGTGGGTGTCTGACGTTGGGCAGCTGGAGGCGTCCGTACAGAACAAAGTATGGAACCCCAAACCCAACTTTACCTGCCGTGGCTACTGCCCGGTTTCAACCTGTGATCACAACCAAGGAGTTAAATAATGGCTAAGAAACTTACCCGCGTTGAAAAGATGCGCCGCTACATGGTAGCCAACCCCGAGCAAACTGTGGCGCAAGTCGCCACCGAGTTTGGCGTTCCGTATCAGACTGCGTACATGGCCAAGCGAAGCATGAACAAGGCGATTGAAAAAACAGTTAACCGCATTGAAGCCGAACTTCGCAAACCGCCTGAGATTCCTCCTATACCCAGTGCCGCCACACCTGTAGGCATTGATGCAACGCTGGCACAGCGGGGCAGTACGTACGGCAGGTTCGCAGACCAAGCCGCCGTTACCTACAAACTCAAGAATGTGTTGCGTGAGCACTCTGGCGTCCACGGTAAGTCGTACGCGTACGACCAAGCCGAGGCGCTGGACATGATCTGCGCCAAGCTAGGCCGTATCGTGAACGGTGACCCTGACCACGCTGATAGTTGGGTTGACATCGCGGGCTACGCCAAGCTGGTCGCCGACAGACTCCAGACAGGCAAAAGAGTTTAAGTTTCGGGGGGAAAGCGGATGCTGGATTAGGTTAATGGATTATGTTGAGCGCAGAAAATGTGGTGTGTGTATGCGCTTGACATAGAAAACAAAATCCCGTGCAGCGAGTACCCCCACCCCCTCCCCCAACCAAGGACACAACATGACAAAACACCCACATCACACCCTGCTGCCTATACATCTGCAAAACGCGCTGATGTCTGCGGCAACGTCGGGGCGTATGGAATTTTTAGATCGAACAATCAAAGATGTGTACGACGCGATTCCGCAGAAGTTTCACACCGAGAAGACGGTCTCCGAGCGTAGGTTCTTCAATGAGCCGCGCCAACTCTTACCCAACGCAGGGTACGTGATGCCGTTCCCGCCGGGCATAAGCCGCAGTTGATTAGGGGGCACCATGTGGAAATATCTGTGGACTGAATTGAGGTTAATGCTCAAGACCGTGACGCCGACACAAGCCGTTACGCACGAGTTGATGCACGCCGAGCATGAATTGTTGAAGGCTGAATCAGGGGTCGAGTACGCCCAAGCGCTGGTGACTTACAACAAGCAACGAGTTAAGCGGCTGAAGGCGTACTTGGGCAAGACTGAGGAGGCAGCATGACAGCAGAAACAGGTTGGCCAGCGTTTCCATGCCATCCCGGCGTTGAAAATTCGCTCTATGACGGCATGACCCTGCGCGATTACTTTGCGGCCAAGGCGATGCAAACTATTATTTCCTATCGAAGAACCCAGTTTGGCACTGTTAGCGACGAAATGGACTGGGATGAATATTTCCCAATCATTGCTCAAGAAGCATACGCACTGGCAGACGCAATGCTGAAAGCGAGGAAAGCATGAACGAAGAAACCCGCAAGGTCAAGCCGTATCCGGCAGTGCCTGATGACATCGACCCCGTGCCGGAAACATGGCACAGGATTGGAGCATTCATGCTTTGGTCTATTTTTACAGTGCTGGCAGTGATCTGCCTTGGGCTGTTCTTTACTGGCGTTTGGATTTGGAGCTTACTGATATGAAAACAAACATTGAGATGGCGTGTGAAGCGGGTGGCTTTCTTAGCGAACTACCTATGGGTGATGCTTGGTTGTTTGACAAGGAGGAGCAGCTTGAACGCTTTGCTGAGCTTGCCCGTGCTGATGAGCGTGAGGCTTGTGCGAAGGTGTGTGATGAGTGGTACGAAAAGCGCGGCCTGTACGGCGTTGACGTTCTTGCCCGTGTTATCCGAGCAAGGGGACAAGCATGACTAAAGACGAAGCACTGAAGCAGGCGCTGGAAAGGTTTGAAAGTATGAACCACGAGGACTCCATGTTTGCTGGTGAGTTTGACGAAGAAATCGCCGCTATCAAAGAAGCCTTGGCACAGCCAGAGCAGGAGCCGGTGGCGCACACTGTTATTGCTGGTGCATTGTTTGACTTTATGGGCTACCTTACCTCGCGCAAAGATCGTATTGTTTTGTCGGCTGCTGATGACGCAGCGCCAGCAGCAGATGCAATCAAAGACTTTGCAACTAAACGAGGCTTGTCGCTTGACGATGCACAGGTGCGCGAATGGATAGACGCCTTGGCACAGCCAGAGGAACGCAACTTCTGCCCGAGGTGCGGCAAGCGCACTGCTGACCTGACCACGATTCACACATGCACACCACCACAGGAGAACACATGACACAAGAAGCACTGAAGCTGGCGCTGGAGGCGCTGGAAAACGGCATGAAGTTTGTCTGGACTGACCCCGAGCGTGAAGCGGGCTTTGTTGCAATTGATGCCATCAAAGAAGCCTTGGCACAGCCAGACACTGTTCAGGTGTCGCCACTTGAGTTTGTGACACGGGTTACGGGCAAAGAGGAAATTATTGGCGTGCCTGTTTTTTGGGCGCAGTGGCCTAGCAAGGAGTTGAACGCATGAAAATGCCTATAGCGTATCTCGATGTGGCTGCTCGTTATGTAGAGCTTGCCCCGCATACCATTTTTAAAACGCCGACAGTAGCCGATCTGGGTCCGCCCGTGGGCTTGTATCTTGAGCAGCCGTGGGTAGGGCTGACGGATGAGGAGCGCAACGCGCTATTGCACCTGACGATAACGCACAGTGCGATTGAGTTTGGCAAAGCAATTGAAGCCAAGCTCAAGGAGAAGAACACGTGACTAACAGAGTACTGGTTCAAAACGTAGGCGGTGTGTGGAGCGAGCGGCCTGACTGGTTTGCTCTCTCTTGGGGTGCTGGCGCAGCCGCAGGGATTAAACGGCTTGAGTTAATCGCAAACGACTGGACGTTTACGTTCAAGACTGCGGAACAAAAGTTCTCTGCGGAGAATTTGAACACGCCGTACGGCCCAAAGGTGAACACATGAGCAAACAGAAGCTGCATGAAATGCTTGGTCTGTCCGTAGAGGAAACGCTCAACCGTTTAATCTGGCTTGGCCAAATCATGCACAAGCACAAAGAGGAGTTTGGCGAACCTCTGAACCTGAAACACCTTGAGGCGGTCTTGCATGCCAACTCGTGGCCCGAAGAGGAGAAGAACACATGATATTAGACGAAGGATGCGCCGAGCGCGGATGCCCGATGCATGATGAGCGTGAGACCAAGGGCGTAGTGTTCATACGCAAAGAGTGGGTAGGGCTGACGGAGGATGAAATTCAAAACTGCTATGGCGGGGAGATTGATGACTTTGCCCGAGCCATCGAAGCCAAACTCAAGGAGAAGAACACATGACCGCCGCACTTGACCGAGCCGTAGCCAACGCGATGGGGCTTAAAAGCGTAAACAACTGCGAGAAGTGGGTAGGGCTGACGATTGGTGAAATTCACAACTTAGATCCATTACCGCATCTAATGTTTGAACAACACCGCATTGACTTTGCCCGAGCCATTGAAGCCAAACTCAAAGAGAAGAACACATGAAACAGGAAGACATACAAAAAGCATGGAACCTGATGTCCACGCATAACAGTGAGTTGATGCTGGAGAACGAGCGTTTAAAACAGCAGCTTATGCAGCGGAGTCTGTGGTACTCAATCATACGAGCCGTCCGCATCTGGAGGAACAAGGAATGAGGCCAACAACCGCACATGAATGGTGGCTGCAAGAGCGTGAGAACCAGCTTGACATGGCCAAACGGTTTTACGACCTATTTGGGAATAAATCCGCAACTATGTGGCACTGCCTGTTTGCATGGGCAACACCGGACATCTGGCGTGACCCTGAACCAAGGAGAAGAACACTTGAAATGCCCAACCTGTAACGAGTGGACGACAGTCGAACAGACAAAGAACTTGGGTGGCTTTGTAGAGCGCAGAAGGAGATGCGCCAACAACCACACATTTACAACTGAGGAGCGAGTCGCGCCACCAAAGAAGCGCGGACGCCCATTTAAAACCAAGGAAACAAATGACAGCAGCCCTATCCCGTTATGACCCCACCAAAGGATGTTTTGTTTTGAAAGACCTTAAACCTAAATCACCCGCCAACGCATTTGAGTGGAAACGCTACGTCGTAGAAGAGGCCACACGCAGAGGCGAGAAGCCATCACCGTACGATGCTAGCTACGAGCGCAGCACAATGTCAACCAAGACCGTTGAGCGGGTGCGTGAACGAGACCCACTCTATGGAACTCTGGCGTTCACCAACAAGACAGAAGCCCTGATCGCACTGAAGCCCAAGCAATTCACCGTTTACAGTAAAGCAAAAGGATAACCTATGACCACCGAAAAAACTGACATTGATGACTACGCGCTGCCTATGATGCGGGTTGAAAAATGTCTTCAACACATGCACAATGACCTGTTGGAAAACGACTATGACGCCGCCTTAGTCAAGGCTGTTGCGCTGGTAGCGGAGGCCCGCATTCTCACCAATGTAATCCTACTCATGAAGGAGCAGAAAAATGGCATACGTAAATAAACCCCGCCCCTACAAAAAAGAGTACCAGCAGCAGCTTGACCGTGGGGACATCCCCAACAAGCTGGAGCGCCAGAAGGCGCGGCGCAAGCTGGACGCCAAGGGTGTAGACCGGGCGGGCAAGGATGTCGCACACGTTAAAGCTCTCAGCAAGGGCGGCAGCAATGCTGACGGAGTGCGGCTTGAGTCACCGTCTAAAAACCGTTCGTTCAAACGCAACTCAGATGGGTCGATGAAGTAATGCAAGTCCTAGCAGGTCGTACGCTGGTCATCAAGACCAAGTTCCCCGCCCGTATCACCGAGACCATCCCTGAGAGCAAGATAGTCAACAACTACGGGGATGGCCGGTACGAGGTGTCTGTGAACTGGGGTTTTAAGGAAGCCCTGACGCTGAGCAAGCTCAATGTCAAGAACGTCCCGTCACCTATCATCCGCGACTACAAGTGGCCGCGACCTATGGCGCTTACCCCGTTCGATCACCAGAAAGAAACGGCCTCTTTTCTTTCACTGCGTAAGCGGGCGTTCTGTTTTAACGAACAGGGCACGGGCAAGACCGCGTCAGTTATTTGGGCGGCAGACTACCTGATGAGCATCGGCGCTATCAAGCGGGTTCTGATTGTGTGTCCGTTGTCGATCATGCAGTCGGCATGGCAGCAGGACTTGTTCAAGTTCGCAGTGCATCGTACCGTGGACGTAGCGTACGGTTCCGCTGACAAGCGTAACAAGATCGCTCGCAGCGCGGCAGAGTTTGTGGTCATCAACTATGACGGCATCCCGGCTATCGCGGCGTCCATGCTCGACAAGAACATGTTCGACCTTGTGGTGATAGACGAGGCCAACGCCTACAAGAACGTGCAGACACAGCGCTGGAAGTTGATGCGTAAGCTCGTGCGTGAAGACTCGTGGCTGTGGCTGCTAACTGGTACACCCGCCGCTCAGTCGCCGCTCGACGCCTACGGGCTTGGCAAGCTGTGCGTACCGTCGCGGGCACCGCGTTTCTACGGGGACTACCGCGAGTCTGTCATGCAGCAGTTCGGCATGTATCGTTGGGAGCCGCGCCCCGAAGCCGAGAAGATTGTGTTTGAGATGTTGCAGCCAGCGATTCGGTTCACCAAGGCCGAGTGCTTGGACTTACCAGCTGTAACGCACGTCACACGCATGGCCCCCTTGTCAGCAGACCAGCGCAAGTATTACAAGGAGCTCAAGGACCAACTGCTGCTGGAGAGCAACGGCGAGGAGGTCAGCGCAGTGAACGCAGCGGCCAAGATGAGCAAGCTGCTCCAGATTTCTGGTGGCGCAGTGTACGCTGACACCGGCACCGTGGTTCACTTCGATGTGTCGTCACGGCTGAAGGTGGTGGAGGAAGTCATTGACGAAGCCAGCCACAAGGTGATCGTGTTTGTGCCGTTTCGTCATACGATTGAGATGCTGCACAATCATCTGACCAAGGCGGGCATCACGAACGAAGTCATTCACGGGGACGTGTCTGTGCGTAATCGCACGGAGATTTTCAAGCGGTTCCAAGAGC